CGATAACCTTGCAGAATATATGAGCGAAGGTGACCTTCAATCCCTTGCGTCTGACCTGCTTGGAGATGTAGACGATGACATCGACGCCCGCAAAGAGTGGCTCACTACTTATATCGATGGTCTGAAACTGCTTGGCTTAAAAAATGAAGAGCGGATGGAGCCATGGGCTGGCGCCTGCGGCGTGACGCACCCTCTCCTAATGGAAGCAGCAGTGAAGTTCCAGTCCGAGACTATCATGGAGACGTTCCCCGCTTCGGGTCCAGTGCGTACCAAGATTATCGGTAAAGAAACCGTAGATAAGATGGAGGCGGCTCAGCGCGTCCAAGAGGACATGAACTATCGCCTGACGGAGCAGATGCTTGAGTATCGCCCGGACCATGAGCGACTACTTCTCTCCTTATGTCTTTCGGGTAATGCGTTCAAGAAGATTTATTACGACCCGTCGTTGGAACGGCAAATTGCCGTATTTGTTCCAGCAGAGGACATCATTGTCCCATACGGGGCTAGCAGTCTTGAATCCGCTGAGCGTGTTACGCACCGCATGCGTAAAACTAAGAACGAACTACGCAAGCTTCAGGTAGCCGGGTTCTATTTGAATGTGGACCTTGGCGAGCCGATGAAGGTTCTTGACGAGGTGGAGAAGCGCAAGGCTACAGAACAAGGCTTTTCTGCAACGGCGGATGACCGCTTCCAGCTTCTTGAAATCCATGCAGAACTCGACCTTCCGGGGTACGAGGATGAGGACGGCATTGCTCTTCCGTACATCGTGACCATCGAAAAGGGGACCAGCACGGTTCTTGCTATCCGTCGTAACTGGCTAGAAGAAGACCCGCTCAAGATGCGCCGTCAGCACTTCGTCCACTACGGTTATATCCCCGGTTTTGGCTTCTACTATTTTGGCCTGATTCACCTTATCGGTGGTCACTCTAAGGCCGCAACGTCCCTCATGCGTCAGCTTGTTGACGCAGGCACACTATCTAATCTTCCCGGTGGCTTGAAGTCTCGTGGTCTGCGAGTCAAGGGCGACGATACTCCCATTGCCCCCGGTGAATTCAGGGACGTTGATCTTCCGTCCGGTGCCATCCGCGACAATATTCTTCCGCTTCCTTATAAGGAGCCAAGTCAGGTCCTAATGGCCCTGATGGACAAGATTGTTGACGATGGCAGGCAGTTTGCCGCTGCCGCTGACCTTCAAGTGTCGGATATGTCGGCGCAAGCACCCGTGGGTACAACCCTCGCGGTGTTGGAACGGACGCTCAAGATTATGAGCGCCATTCAAGCACGAATCCATTACGCGATGAAGCAAGAGTTTAAGCTTTTGGCGGCTATCATCCGCGACAATACCCCTGCGGACTACGACTACGAGCCTGAGACTGGCGACCCCGGTGCCAAGCAGTCCGATTACGACCAAGTAGATATTCTCCCGGTCAGTGACCCCAACGCCAGCACCATGGCGCAGCGAGTCGTGCAGTATCAAGCGGTTATGCAGTTGGCGCAGGGTGCGCCGCAGATTTATAACTTGCCCGTCCTTCATCGGCAGATGATTGAGATTCTTGGCGTTAAGAACGCTGACAAAATCGTTCCGAATCAGGATGACATGAAGCCCATGGACCCGGTGTCCGAGAACATGGCGATTTTCATGGGCAAGCCAACCAAGGCGTTCCTGTATCAGGACCATCAGGCGCACATCAGCGTCCATATGGCGGCGATGCAGGACCCGAAGATGGCAGCGATGATGGGACAGACCCCGCAGGCGCAGGCGATTCAGGGGGCGTTCGCGTCCCATTTGATGGAGCACGTAGCCTATCAATACCGCAAGGATTTGGAGAAGCAGCTTGGCGCTACGCTGCCTGCTCCCCCGGATTTCCTTGGTGAAGACGATGAGGTTGGTTACCTCACTCCGGAAGTTGAAGTTCAGCTTTCGCAGCTTGCCGCAGAAGCCGCTGACCGACTCCTTAAGAGGGACATGGCTGAAGCTCAAATGCAGCAGCAACAGCAGCAGATGCAGGACCCGCTCGTGCAAATGCAGCAGATGGACCTCCAGATTAAGAAGCAGCTTGCGGATATCGAAGGTCAAAAGGTTCAGCTAGACCACAACATCAAGCTTGCACAGCTTGATTTGCAGAAGCAGAAGATGACCACTGATGCTATCGCTAAGTCGGATGAAATCGATCTCAAGGAGAAGCAGCAGATGATTGATGCTCTCCACAAGAGCGACCAGACTGATTTGGCGCATGAAAAGCACAGCAGCGATATGGCTCACAAGTACGCTCAGCACCGCTCGGATAATGTCCGCATGGGTATGGATGCGGCTCACAAGGCCCGCACGCTCAACAAACCACAGCCCGCCAAGGCTGCACCACCAAAAGGTAACGGATGAAAAAGTATCAAAACGTCTACGAATTCCTTATTTCCAAGCTCATGGAAAGGCAAGAGGAAGTTGGGACGCACATATGTACCGGGCGACTCGCTAATTTTGAGGAGTTTCGGGCACTCTGCGGATTCATTGATGGTCTCAAATACGCAGAGGAATTAATCCGAGACCTTGAAAAACGTCAGGAGCAAGACGCAGATGAGTGATTTAAATTTTAATCCACAACCCACCCAGCTTCCGGACCCTACTGGGTTCAAACTGCTGTGCGCGATTCCACAGGTTGAAGAAGAGTTTGGCAAGAGTGGGCTTATTAAGGCAGAAAGCACCGTCAAGACCGAAGAACAGACCACTGTGGTTTTGTTTGTAGTCAAGGTGGGGCCGGATGCTTACAAGGATACCAACCGTTTTCCTAGTGGTCCTTGGTGCAAGGTCGGGGATTTTGTCCTCGTTCGCCCGTATTCCGGTACCCGAGTCGTGATTCACGGCAAGGAATTCCGCATCATTAATGACGATACCGTTGAAGGTACTGTCGATGACCCCCGTGGCATCCGCCGCGCATAAGGAGTAGAAAATGGCAGAAGATTACAAATTCCCTGATGAAACTCAGGATAATTCCGACGATTTGAAGGTTGAGATTGTGGATGACACCCCGGAACAAGACCGTGGTCGCCAGCCCCTTCCAAAAAATATTGTCGAAGAATTGGAAAATGACGACCTTGAGGAATATTCCGACAAGGTAAAGAAGCGTCTTTCCCAAATGAAAAAGGTTTGGCATGACGAGCGTCGTGAAAAGGAGAAATACTCCCGCGAGCGCGAGGAAGCCATTCGCTATGCCCAGAATGCTTATGAAGAAAATAAGCAATTAAAACAACGACTTGGCGCTGGTGAACGTGTTCTAGCTGAAGAATTTACTAAGTCAGCTACTAATGATATTACCTCCGCCCGTAATAGCTTGAAAGCGGCGTATGAGTCAGGTGACCCGGAAAAGATTACCGAAGCGCAGGAAGCCCTGACCGACGCTAAACTTCGCATGAAAGATGTGGAACGATTTAAACCCTCTTTACATGAAGAAGATAATCAGGTACAACGTACACAACAGGTACAGCAGCCAGCCGTTCCGGTTGACCCCAAGGCAGAAACTTGGCGGGAACGCAACCAATGGTTTGGCTCAAACAAGAGCATGACTGCTTTTGCGCTTGGCCTGCATGATGAGCTTGTCGAGTCTGGAGTCGATCCGCGCAGCGACGACTACTACCGGCGAGTCGATTCGACGATGAAGAAGCGTTTCTCGGATTATTTCGAGGACGCTGACAACACGGAAGCGGAAGAAAAACCCGCACCGCGCAGAGCTTCAACTGTCGTTGCACCAGCTACACGCTCAAGTGCTCCGCGTCAGGTACGCCTGACCGCATCCCAAGTCGCACTGGCAAAGAAACTCGGTCTTACCCCCGAAGCTTACGCCCGAGAAGTAATGAAACTGGAGAACGGCAATGGCTGATAATCGACTAGCACGCGAAGTAGAAAATCGTGAAACCACGCAGCGGAAGATGTCTTGGACTCCTCCACAGACCCTTCCACCCCCAGCCCCACAAGCGGGATGGGTGTTTAGATGGATTCGGGTGTCGATGATGGGTCAAGCTGACCCTACAAATACATCTGGTAAGTTCCGCGAAGGTTGGGAGCCTGTAAAGGCCGAAGACCACCCGGAGCTTATGTATCAGGTCGATCCCAATAGTCGCTATAAGGGCAACGTTGAGATTGGCGGTCTTTTGTTGTGCAAGGCTCCGAAGGAAATGGCTGAGCAGCGGGATGACTATTACCGTCGCCAAACCCAGTCCCAAATTGACGCTGTGGACAACAGTTTCATGCGAACGAACGACGAGCGGATGCCCCTCTTTAATGAGCGGAAGTCTGCGGTGTCGTTTGGTAAAGGCAAGTAATTTAACTTTTTAAGGAGCCAAAAATGGCATATCCAACGATTGACAAGCCGTACGGTCTTCGTCCGGTTAATTTGATTGGCGGGCAGAGCTTCGCTGGTTCGACTCGGATGATTCCGATCGCCAGCGGTTACAGCACTTCCCTTTATTACGGGCAGCTTGTTCAGCTTAATACGACTGACACTGGCACGATCATTGCTAGCAGCCTGACGTACACCAGCACTTCGGCAGTTTTGGGCACGATTGGCGTGTTCCTTGGCTGTGAGTATACCCCGGCTGGTGGCCCGCTGTACGGCAAGCAGCGTTATCAGTACTGGCTTGCTAGCACTACTGCGACGGATGCCGTGGCTTATGTCTGCGATGACCCGGATACGGTCTTCAAGGCTGTGGCTGTTGGTAACCCCGGTGCTGCTAGCGCCAGCCTCACGCCGATTTACCTTGGTCGTAATTTTGTTGGCAGTAACTTGTTCCCGGTTACCGTTAATAGTGGTTCGGTTATTACGGGTGACTCGCTTGTTGGGCTTTGCCCCGGTGCGTCTAACGCTCTCACCCGCACGACTGCTCCGTTCCGCGTCGTTGAAATCCCTCAGGATACGGCGTCGGCGGTTACTACCAACTGCACCACTTCGGGTTCCAGCACGACTGTTACTCCGTCGTCAATGACTGGTATTCAACCGGGCATGCTGCTGACCTACACTAGCTCCACTGGTGCCAACTACGTCACGGCTGTTTCGACTTCGACCATTACGGTGGCTACGGCGATTAACCTTGCTACCGCAACGGCGGTCACGTTCAGTGGTTCGCCTGAAGTTCTTGTCAAGTGGAACTTCGGCTATCACTCGTACTATAACGCCGCCACTGCTTAATAAGGAGCAATAAAAATGGCTATTTCACGCGCACAACTATTGAAGGAACTGCTCCCCGGCCTGAACGCTCTGTTCGGTCTGGAATACAAGCAGTATGGCGAAGAGCATAAGGCACTCTACGAGGTTGAGACCTCGGAACGTTCCTTTGAAGAAGAGACCAAGCTCTCTGGCTTCAGCGCCGCCCCGGTGAAGAACGAAGGTCAGGCAATTGCGTACGATAACGCGCAGGAAGCTTGGACCGCTCGTTACAACCACGAGACGATCGCTCTCGGCTTCTCCATCACGGAAGAAGCGGTTGAAGACAACCTGTACGACTCGCTCAGCAAGCGTTACACGAAGGCTCTTGCTCGCGCCATGGCGTACACGAAGCAGGTCAAGGCTGCGTCGGTCATCAACAACGGCTTTAACTCCGCTTACGCTGGTGGCGACGGTCAGTCCCTGTTCTCAACGGCTCACCCGCTGGTCTCTGGTGGTACCAACAGCAATACTCCGGCTACCGCTGCCGACCTGAATGAAACGTCGCTTGAAGCGGCTGTCATCCAGATCGCTGCGTGGACCGACGAGCGTGGTCTGCTCATCGCTGCTAAGCCCAAGAAGCTGATCATTCCTCCGGCCCTGATGTTCGTCGCCAAGCGTTTGCTTGACACTGAGCTTCGCGTCGGTACGACTGACAACGACATCAACGCCCTCAAGGCAATGGGGTCGATTGCGGAAGGCTACGCTGTCAACCACTTCTTGACCGACACGAACGGCTGGTACTTGATGACCGACGTTCCGAACGGCCTGAAGCACTTCGTGCGTTCGCCTCTGGCTAACAGCATGGACGGTGACTTCGACACGGGTAACGTGCGTTACAAGAGCCGCGAGCGTTACAGCTTCGGTTGGAGTGACCCACTCGGCGTGTTCGGTTCGCCGGGAACGTGATAAGGTGGGGGTCAGGGTAACTTGGCCCCCTCTTTATAGTTGATTATAGGCAAATATAGCCGCATCAGCCCTAGCCTAGAGGGACGATGCACAGATG